GTGAGTTTTATGTCGCCTGTTTTTCCACCAGAAGCAGCAGTATTCTGTAAGCCTCCCATGTATGAAAAATCAACATCGTCGCTATAATCTGAATTTAAATCCCAGCATATAGTGTTTGTACTAGCGTTCCATAATAACTTTACGCTCATACCAAAAGTTGAATAATTAACTCTTGCGACTTTACACCCTGTGCAAGCAGCACCATCCGTGCTTCTTACAGCAAGTGCACTTACATCTACTTTAGTAACAGCTGACTCACCAGTTCCATCCGATGTGTTAGTTAACTGTATAACAGCTTTTCTATCATCATCTACAATCGTTGTTGAAGTTACTGCGTCTGCCATAATTTACTCCTATTAAGCGTCAGCAAATGGTGTAACTATAGTTCCTGATCCTAGTATTATGCCTTCTACTGCATATTTTGCAGAAGCCATGGCAGTTACTTTTACAATACTACCTACAAGCCCACCTTTAGTTGTGCCATTCATAGTTATTACATCATTAGATGCTGCTGAGATAAAGGTCTTACCTGTAGCATCGTCTACACCTGTATAAAGTCCACCTACAAATTTATCTGTTCCATCTGTAAGAATATCCATATCTGTAGCAGCAGTTTCTACAACAAAGTAAAAGCTTGCTCCTAAGTTATTGAGTTGGTTTGGATCTGTTGGATCAGAAGGTGATGTTGTTACTATACTAGGTAGTGTAAACTTACCATCAGCATCATTGGTGGTTAGTATTTTACCTGCGTGTGCTGCTACTGTAAGTGAAGTATCAGCTGTTAAACTAACTACTGCTGTACTACCTGCTGAAATAAAACCAGCTAATGATTTAACTGGACCTGAAAATGTCGATTTTGCCATAATTTCCTCCTTTGGAAATAAGTCTTATCGTCTCGGCTTGTCTGCTAGGTCAGTCGATAAAACAAATTATTTATCCTAGTCGAATTTATTCTATAGTAATACTTATAAAAAAGAAAGGGATCCGAAGATCCCTTTCCTAAGCTACGCTTACTGATTAAGCACCTGGAGATCCGTAGATTCCACGCCAATCACTAAAGCCAAAAGAATATCTTTCTCTAGCTTTATACCTAACGTTACCAGTTTCGAAGTCACCTTCCATTCCAGTTGTCATTGCAGCTCTTTCGAAGTGCTTTAGACCATTAGGGGCATCAGTCTTGATAAAGAAAGCATCTGTATCAGTTAGATAGTGGTTAACAACATAACCCTCTGGGAACATTCCCATGTTCTTCATAGCGTTGATGTCATTATCCGATGTAGCTACTCTTCCTGGAGAATTTAATATTCTGTCAGCCACAAATTGTAATTGTGGTGGAACGATTAGCTTTCTAGCTTGTACATTTACTTTGATACCTCTTTCATCTTTAAATGCAGAGATATCAATTAATGCATTCTCTAACGAAGTTTCGTTTAAGTCAGCAGCAGTGCTTGGTTCATTAGACTGATCGCCAGCTGTTAAAGTTGGGTGGTCAGTTGTCATGAGAGGTTTTCCGTCTCCTCCTGGGAAGGAAGTTGAGAAACCATTGTTAAGCACGTTTGCAGCTTTTACTTGCTTCGTGTTTGCCATTGATCTAGCTAAAGCTCTTGTGTATCTAGAAGATAGTGTATCGTAGAGGTTATCTTCGATAGCTTCTTCTGTCAACGCAAATGCTAAGGCTACTGTTTCATGAGTGTAACGAGATGTGAAAGTTTCTTGAGCTGCATCATATGTGACTGCTGCGCCTTCCCCTTTTACAGGAGCTTGTGCAAAGCCTGATAACATCACTTCTTCCTCAAACGCTCTGTCTGAAGATTCAGTGTCAAAAATCTCAGCGTGCTCATTCTCGTAACGGTTATACTCGAGACCAAAAAGTGCATTCAGTCCTGGCTCGAGTTCTTTTACTAATTGCGCTCTATTAATTGCCATTATTATTCACCTTTTAGTTATTGCCGAATACAGAAGCAGGGAATATCACATACAATCTAGCGTATTGACCAATAGAGTTATCAGGTCTGTCTACAAACCCTACTACTGTCGCAATACCACTAGAAGTTGTAGTTGTTACACCTTCTTTTGATCGACCTGTGTTAGAATCACCTGCAGTTGTTGAAATCGTATTAGTTGTTCCAATAGATGCTTGTGTAGGAGTCCCAGTTGACTGAGCTTCATAAACAATATCAGGATCGGAATATACATACGCTTTCGCATTTGCAGAACCTAGTGTTGCAGTATCCGCTGTCCATACTTTCGAAAAGACAACAGAACCATCGGTTGCTTGGTATTCAACCCCTGCGAATACACCTAGAGGAGTACCAGTTGCAGTCCCTTGAATTACTAAACCGCTAGATAGATTAACAACATCACCACTAAAGATAGATGCGTTAGTCGCACTTGCGATTGCAAACTCAGAAGGTCTTATAGTACCACCAGACATATGATAAGCAGGTGTGAAACCATTTGGGCTATTTACATTTGCCATTTATTTTCACCTTTTTATTATATTAAAATTAAAATTCATAATTCTTACGAATCATTTCCTTTACCAAATGTGATTTGAGAATTTCTATTAGGTTGACTAATAGGCATTCTGCTATCACTCTCACGCATAAGATTCGAATCGACTGCCTGCATTTGGTCTGCAGCCATTTGTTTGTAGTATGCACGTCGTTGATTGACGGTTTCGATAGGCATCTTTGCGAGTATTAACCCACCTACTCCGATTACACCTATATGTCTTCCATCCTCTACAGTTGGTGCTTCAAATTCAGGGTGTTCCTCAGCTCTCACTGGTTCCCATCCTTCACGAATACGTTTTGACATATTCGCTTTATCTTCTACTCCTACCATAGATTCTCTAAGCCATCTATAGATATAACCATCAGGTGGCGTTGGTGCGTCTAATAAAGACGGTGGTTGCCATGGTTTAAGACGAGCTTCACTATCTCGTGTATCTGCAGATCGAGGAGTTCGATCCGTTGTGGTGATTTCTTCTTGTTTATCAGCCATTTTTATCTCCTATTTTACGTGTTTAGCGTATTCTTCAAGAGGTACACCTAATCTTTTAGCAATAGCTACTTGACTTGGGGACAACTTGACAGTGCGTGCTTTCCCTGCTTTTCCTCTCGTACCTCTACTTGAGTTTGCTACAGGTTCTTGCATGTTATTGTTTAATTGAGAAACTTCTCCTCCATTATTAAATTTATGGGGAAAAGCTCTCGCCATTCTTCGATCAACCTCTAAATAATAATCATCAGAAGCTGGATCAAAACCTTCTTTTTCAACTAATTGCCTATGGAAAGCAAAAGCACTCGTAGTCATTGCTAAGTCTTCACCAAACCAATCATTTTTACTTGCCCAATCTTGAGCTTTAGGATCTGGTGCGGCAACTTGTTCTACTGGTTGTTGCTGTTGCTGTACTTGTGGAACTTGCACAGGTGTTTCTTGAACTTGTGCTTCAGGCTTTACTCTAGTTAAACTCTCTTGCTCTACAGCAAGTTTTGCTACATCTTTCTGGGCAGATAACATAGCGTCTGTGTCGCCTATGTCGTGAGCTTGTTTGTAACGGTCTTCTGCTGATTGTAGCTGAGTATCTACTCTAGCTGAATATTCATCATAAAGATTTTGGTCTTTTTGTGAAAGATTTGCTTGAGTTGTGTTGAGTCTATCTTGAACACCTTTGGCATATTCTATTGCTGCTTGTTCTCTTCTTTCTGCTTCCCTTATTTTATAGGTTAGTTTGTTAATTCTTTTCTTTACGGATTCACTATATTCTGCTATTTCTTCTTCGTCAGATACACCCTTCTCAGGTTCTTGTTGAGTTTCTGTAGGTTGTACTTCAACTTGTTCAAGCAATGTTGCTTCTTCAGTTGTTGCTTCCTCTACTTCTACTTCTACTGTTTGATCAACAGCTTCTTCTACTTGTTGCATGGATTCTGCCATGGTTCTTCTCCTTTTGCGTGATTACTCCACATCCTCTGGGTTACTAACCACAGCGAGTATTTCATCATCGTTTAATAAACGCAAGTCTCCACCATCAATTTTGATTCTGGCTCCTGCGTATCTTCCAAAAATAACCCAATCTCTTTCTTGACACCAAGCGCCATTCGGAAACTTGTTCTTATCTTTGTAAGCATCTGGTCCCAATGATACTACGAAACCGACATTAGTACCTAATCTTTCTTTTTCTACATAAG